CACTATATAAAACTAATCTATTAGGTACTGCACTTATATAAATGTCTGGCACTTTTTCCATTTGATTAAAGAAAAATGCTGTTCCACCATTATATGCCTGGTCAAAATACATCATTCCTGCTATCATAGGACTATCTACTAATTGTTCACCTTTAGGATTAGCCTGACCACCATTAGCTACTCCTGCTTTATAGGTAGTATCTTTATGTACTAGACCATACTTACCAAAATTTTGTGGTGATACTCTTATTTCATCTAATACTATTTTTCTAGCAAGAGATTTAAATTCAGTAATTTTTGTTTTTAGTAAATCTTCTAATCTACTTTTCATATAAGCATTTTCATCAAAGTAATAACTTTCATAACAAGGAAATGCTTGTAATCTATTACCATAAGTATTTGAAGCTGGTTGATGACTTGCCTTATAGTCTAAAGATTTTAAATCTCTTTCTATTTTTTGATACTTTTCTTGTGGAAAGAAATTCCAATGTTGTGATATGCCGTTATTTGAAATATAATCTATCATTATTTACCTGCCATTTTGTTTTTAGGTTGATACTCCCAACGAGGTGGATTGTTTCCACTAGGTGGGTGATCGTGGTACGACCCTGGTTTATATGTACTCAAATCTGGCATAGGTGCATTACCTTTTGCTTTACCTTCTCTTACTTCTTGTCTAGTCCAAGATGGTTTACCACTTTTGTCCATTGACCCTATGTTGATAGGATACCCTGGTTGACATTTTTCTACCTTACCACCTTTTTCTAAAAACTTCTTCATCATCTTATCAGATTCTTCTTTAGTCATTTTAGGTTTTGAGTGTGTATCATAATCGTACATAGTATTATATATCTGTTCTTACAATGTGTTTTCTCAATGCTCTTGTAAGTCTTTCTATGTTATCTATAATATCAATAATACTCTTATCAGTAATATAGTGTTGTTTCTCTTTTAACCTATCATATTCTTTTAGTGATATTGAAACCATAGGACTCAAATCTCTAGTAGATTCATTCTCATAAGTTTTATCGTGTTCGTGTGTAGTTGTATTATCTACTTCTTCACTTGTGCTATATGTAGCACCATTCTCGTCTGTATATGTATCGCCTGTGTCTAAATACATTTTAGTCATAATAATCTCCGTTAACTTGTTTATCTCGTTCATCAACACCAGCATCTTTTTTTATTTTACCTTTTAAGTGTGCCGTGTATGGTGCGATTTTTGATTCTGGCCACACGTGACCATCTTTTCTTCTACCTGTCAAGTCAATTTGTGGTTGACCATTCAAAGTTCTTTTTCTTACTTCATTCCAAACATATGAATCGTGCCATTGTTTTTCTTTGAAAAGTAAATCTTGTTCGTATGAGTTTCTTAATTCTTTTACAAATCTTTGTGTATGTTTATTAGTTAGATTATAACCTACAAATCCACATTCAGGATAGTAAGGTGGGGCAGGTCTATCTAGGTAACAGATTGTATTGTCTTGTGGTAGTATATCTTTTAATATTATTTCTTCAGTAATTGTTTTCTTAAACATAACATCTGCGTCAACCCAAAATACATAATCATAATTACCCTCTAACATTAAGTGTGTCTTTGCAAATACTTTATAACTAAATCTAATTGCGTCTTTAAGAAAGTCTAAACCATAAACTATTTTACTATTATCTGTACCTTTGATTGTACTAAATTCGTTTCTTGTTTCGTTTCTTTTTATGAAGTCTTTTAAGGTAGGATTTGTGTCGTGTATATCTCTATGGAATATATTTCTATCAGGATTGATTTCAGGTATCCAACCCTCGTGGTAAACATAACAATCAAACGGCCAATTATATGTATCGTAAAATCTATGAGCGTAATACTCGTATAGTTTTCTATTAAGACTTGTTACTATTGCTATTTTCATTACCAACCTTTGCTATATAATAACTATCTACAATATCTGAAACAGGATTACCTGTCTTCATAGTGTCAAATAGTTTCTTCAAATCAATTTTAGTTTCTTTTATATAAAATTCGTACATCATATCTTTATCGGCATTTCCTTTGCCAGTTGCACCTTTCTTAACAACACTTGGTACAACAATGTCGTAAGGTATCTTTTCTTCTTGTAATCTGTATTTAAGTATGCCAGTATTTTCGGCAATTTGAAATAGTGCTTGACCTTTTGATCCGTAAGAATAACCTTCAATATAAACTTTGGGATTAGATAAAGGTTTAATAATATCAATCGCAAAGTCTGATATATTTCTAAATCTCTCAATTGGGTCTGTCCATTCTCTATGTTCATATCCTATAATATCTTCACTTATCTTACCTATATATTTCTTCTTGTTTGTTAAGAAGTAATACTTTTTAAATCCTACAGAAATGGCAGGACTTGTTAAACTATAATCAATTCCAACTATCGTGTTCAGCTTCATCTGGAATATATGTTTCAGTTTCTTCTTCATTCTCTACTTCAAATCCACAAAACGGACAAGTAAAAGGTGTCATATCTGTTTTGTCTTCATCCCAGGTAACACTATATTTAGTTTGACAATTAGTACAATTTTTTTCTGATTTTATCATTATAATTTAAATTTCTTAAATTGATCTTTGGTTACATCTTGTTTAATACCACCAATAACATAACTTTCTATTTCTGTTTCTTGTGGTGCATTTTGAGTACCTTTACTATTCAACCAATGATCTGTCCAAGGTAATGGATTTGTTTTAGTTTCATAAGCAGGTTTTAATTGTATTGCTCTCATTCTTCTATTTGCTGTATATTCTACAAATTTGTGTAATAGTTTTTCTGATAGACCTATCATAGAACCTTTAGAGAACAAGTAAGTTGCCCAACGTTTCTCTTGGTCTACTGCGTCATCATACATTTTATAAACTTCTTTTTCAGTTTCTTTTATAATTTTTGTAAAGTCTTTATCGTTTTCAAAATCTCTCCAGTTATTAATTATTCTTTGCGACATTGCAAGGTGTTGACTTTCATCTCTAGCAATAAATGATATGATCTTAGCAGAACCTTCTAGTTTCTTTAGTTCACCAAATGCAAACGAACAAGCAAATGATACATAGAATCTTAAACCCTCTAGTATGTTTACTGATACCATAGCAAGATATAATCTTTTCTTTAGTTCGTATAGATCAACTTTCTTATCTATTGTCCATTTATATCCCATTTCAATTAAATCATCATAAGTTTTAGTTACTGAAGCTGCTCTTTTCTCTATTTTTTCATCTTGTATAATTGTATCAAATACTTCATTAGGTTGTGAGTATAAGTTTTTAATTATATATGTATAACTTCTACTATGAATTGTTTCCATAAAGTCCCAAGTAATAATAGCACTTTCTAATTCTGGTAAAGATACAAAAGGTAAAAATGCAAGACAAGGTCCTCTACCTTGTACACTATCTAACATAGTTTGATACTTTAAGTTAGATGTAAATATAAATTTTTGTTCTTCTCTTAATTCTAGGTAATCGTTTCTGTCTTTTTGTAAAGACACTTCTTCAGGTCTCCAGAAATATCCTAGTTGTTGTTGAGTTAGTTTATCAAAGACAGGATACTTCATAGTATCATATCTTTGTACTGCTAGATCAGGTCCAAAAAACATTGATTGTTTTGTTGCGTCTAAATTCTTATCTTTGTTAAATACTGATTTCATTTATATTGTACAAGAGTCACAATTCTCGTCTTCCTCTTTTTGTTCTGGTTGTTTTGTTTCATCTATCCAACCAATGCCGTGTACTGGTTCATCAATATCTTTCTTGGCGTCATATGTATTTTGATAATAAGAAGTCTTCCAACCCAATCTATATGTTGTCAATAAGTCTTGTGCCATTACTGATACAGGTACTTGATTGTCTTCATAATCTTCAGGATTGTATGACCAATTACCAGAGATTGCCTGGTCAAAATACTTTTGCATTACTGCAACGATATTTATATATCCTTCATTCCCTTTCATATCCCATAATAAACTATAATTATTTTTCAATCTTTTATAATCAGGTACTATTTGTTTTAAAGGACCTTTTTTACTTTTCTTAACACTTAAATAATCTCTAGGTGGTTCAATGCCGTTTGTTGCATTAGATACCACACTAGAGGATTCTGATGGCATTTGGGCTGTGAGTGTGCTATGTCGTAGCCCATATGTTTTAATTTCTTTCCTTAACCACTCCCAATCGTAGGTCAGATTTCTGGTTACAACCTCGTCTACCTCTTTCTTGTAAGTGTCTATGGGAAGAATACCATCGGAATATTTTGTTCTATTAAAGTATTCACACTTGCCTTTTTCTTGTGCAAGTTCTTTACTTGACTTCAATAGATAATACTGGAATGCTTCTGTTAGTTTATCAACTTGTCTCCACGCAAGTTTCTGATCGTATCTGTATCCTTTTTTAGCAAGATAATGTGCAAGTCCGATATAACCTATACCTAAACTTCTTCTTGCCTTTGTAGATATTTCAGCAGCGTTTATAGGATACTTTTGATGATCTATAATTTCATCTAACGCCCTAACTGCTAAATCACACAACGGTTCTAATTCATCTCTTTTGTCAATTAGTCCTACATTGATAGCAGATAAAATACATAATGCAATTTCACCTTCTTGGTCTATGTGTTGTAAAGGTTCAGTAGGTAAAGTAATTTCTTGGCATAAGTTTGACATTAAAATTCTATCTTTAAAACTAGAGTGAGTATTACAATGGTCAATATTCATAATATAGATACGACCTGTTTCTGCTCTTTCTTTTAGAATATTACCAAAGAGTGTTTGTGCTGATACTTTCTTTTTAGATACTGATACTTTTCTTTCTGCCTTTTGATATAGTTCATCAAATTCTGGTGTACCCCACGCCTCGTACAATTCAGGTACTTCGTGTGGTGAAAACAAAGTTATGTCTTCTTCGTTAATAAATCTTTCATAAAATAGTTTACTGATCTGTATAGAGTAATCTAATTTTCTAACTCTATTATCTTCGGTACCTTTGTTGTTCTTTAAAACAATGATGTCTTCTATCTCTTGGTGCCATATAGGAAAGTGTACAGTTGCACTACCACCTCTTACACCGTTTTGTGTACAACATTTAACAGTTGATTCAAACTTTTTAAGAAACGGAATAACACCTGTGTGTTGTACTTCGCCACCTCTAATTCTACTATTGATACCTCTTATTCTACCTGCATTGATACCGATACCTGCCCTTTGAGCAACATATCTACCAATTGCCATATCACTTGAAAAGATACTTGGTAAAGTATCATCAACATCAACTAATACACAACTTGCATATTGTTTAATAGGTGTTCTTACACCTGCCATTACTGGTGTTGGAATGTTTATTTTAAATTGTGATATTGCGTCATAGTATTTTTTAACATATGACATTCTTTTGTTTTTAGGATACTTAGCAAATAGTGTAGCAGAAATCATCATATACATAAATTGTGGTGTTTCAAAAACATCACCACTTGATCTGTCTTGTACTAGATACTTGTCAATAACTTGTCTTAATCCTGCATAGGTAAAATCATAATCTCTATTGTGATTAACCCAACCTTCCATTCTATCAAAATCTTTTTTCTCATACAATTCCATAATAGAAGAATCATAAACACCTTTCTCTATACATTTTTTAGTGTGATCGTATATGTGTGGGTGATCCCAAAGTTTATCTATAACTTGTTTTCTTAAACTGTAAAGTAATAATCTAGCAGCAACATATTGATAGTTAGGATTTTCTAAAGAAATTAAATCTGCAGCTGACTTAACAAGGATTTGTTGAATTTCATCTGTTGACATACCATCATAAAATTGTAAGCCACTTTGCATTTCAACTTGTGATGATGACACACCTGATATATCTTCTACGGCATACTCTACCATATCGTGTATCTTTTCAATGTTTAAAGGTTCTTTTCCTCGTTGTCCTCGTTTCACTACATTTATAATTTCTTGTACCATATTAAACCTTTTTCCAGTGAGTTAATTTTGTTAGAGCTGCTAGTTGATTGTATGTGTTCTTACTTATAATATTTTCAAGTTCAGACGCACTTGTGCCGTTCATTATCATATCGTTTACATCTTTAAGTTGTATGTCGTCTGGCCATATAACAATATTATAATTCTTTTCAATCACTTTATACATTCTGTTAACGATCTCTTTATTACGAGGTTCGTTGTCAAATATATATAAAACTTTTTCGTTTGATATTTTATTATTTAATGATAAATCTGCACCAGCAGCAGCCAGGCAATTATCAAGGAATAAACTATCAATCGGGCCTTCAACGATCTTAACCTTTTGTGTAAAGTTAATTCTTTCAAGTCCGTAAACTTTTTGTTTGTTTTCATCTAGTTTTATCGTTATATACTTTGGTTGTTCTTTACCGAAAGCACGACCTTGAAAAGCAAACAACTTTCCAGTTGTATCAAAAAACGGTATAATAAGTCTAGGTTGATCTTTAGTAACTTTGTAAGTATTAGGTTTTACTTTGTTAACTAAAGTCATAAACTTATCACATAGATATAGAATATCAAAATACTTTTTAGGTATCTTTCGTCTTGTACAATATAATCTAGCAGGATGATCCTCAGGCAAATCAGAAATAGACTTTAGATCATCAAGTATTGTCTGATCTTCAAACTTCGTTGGTTTGAAATCAAACTTCGGTGCCGGTGTCGCAGGTGCCGAGCCTTTGTATCTCTCTAAAACATATTCTGAATATAGTTTAGGGTCTACAAATTTTAAAAAGTTGGCAAAGTTTTGCCCTTGTCCACAATTATGACATTTGAAGAACATATCGTTTTTTACACGATAAAGGTATGCTCTCGCCTTTGTCTTGGACTTTTGTGAGTCTCCACAATGAGGACATCTGAAGTTGAATAAGTAATCAGTTTTTTTCTTAAAAAGACTTAATCTACTTGAAACATCATTAATAAATTTTAGATCAATATAACTTGACATAGCAGTATTCACTATACTACATTTATACTAAAAAGTCAAGCGTAATATAGACCGACTTTTTCAGTCAAAAATTAGTCGGCGAATCTTCCTACAGGTAAAAAGTTAAGGTTTTCGCCTAGTTTTGAGTAGTCTATCCTACAGCTGTAGTATGAAGCATTTTGATAAGAGGCATTAAGTTTTTAGATAAAATCCAACCGATTGCCAGGAAACCACCTAGGATTATCCATCTATACTTTTCTAGGACTCCTACACGACTACCTATGTCATTACGCAATGCTTTTATCTCAACTAGTAATCTCTTTTCAACTTGATCCATTTCTCTTTGTAAATCTCTATATCCAGAATCAATTTCATTCTGTCGTTCTCTTAATTTTGTAAAGATAACTTCGTCTGTTGCTTCTGCTCTTTGGATTTTTTCTTCGTGTACTGCCAACATAGACTTAACACAAGTAGAAACATCTGTTAGTTTATCTATAGCAGTATCTAAACGACCTTGTATGCTGTTGACATTTTCTATGTCTTTTTTAAGTGATTCTATTTGTACTAAAACATTTGTGTCTTGTGTTGCCATTAAAATTCTCGTTCTATCCAATTATGTATAGACCAATTTTGCCATAATAATAATCCAGATATTATGATTAAATTTATAGTTCCGTAGTCCATAAGTTATTTTTCTATTGTGTAAATGGTTACCTTGTTTGATTTACCCTTTACAGTTACCTCGTCTAATTTTTTGAAATTGTATAATGTAGATATATCTTTGTATGTGTCTTCTCCGACAACTAGTGTGGCGTCATAGTTTTTAGAAACACCTTCTAATCTACTTGCCAAGTTCACAGAATCTCCGATAACAGAATAGTCAAATCTTTGTTCACTACCCATATTACCAACAATACATTTACCTGTATTGATTCCTATACCAATATTTATGATATTGTTATCTCCAAACCCATTATTATTATTTAATTCTTTTAACTTATCTATCATTTGTAGTGCTGAATTGATTGCTAATTCTTTGTGATTCGCTGTGTCAATAGGTGCATTCCAAAATGCCATAATACAGTCGCCCATATACTTATCAATTGTTCCATTATTCTTCATTATTATATCTGTCATAGGCGTTAGAAACTTATTAATAACTTTTGTTAAATCTGCAGGATTGCTTTTATATCTTTCTGACAATGGTGTAAACCCTCTTATATCACAGAATAAAAATGTTAGTTCTTTTGTTTCACCACCTAGTTTTAACAACTTAGGATTTTGTTGTAACTTCTTAACCATCTTAGGTTCTAGGTAATGTTCAAACTGTTTCTTAATTTGTAGTTTTAATCTATTCTCTCTTGCAAAGTTATTATATATTAAATGTGTCCATACAATAGTCATTGCAATTGCAATATAAGACCAGTCTGTAATTATCATTTTACTATGCCATAGATAACCAGCAGATAAAGCAATATCAATATATGCACCAAATAGTAATACTGCTGACCATAGTAAACCTACTCTAGGTATAATCAATACAAATGCAAGTAGACCTAATATAAATCCTATCCATTCTAGTTTAGGTAACCAGTCAGGTCTTGTAATAAACTTACCTGACAACAAAGTTTCTGTTGACAATGCCATTATCTCGTGTGTGTTTTTTAAACCATCAGGTGTTAATACAAATGTTGAACCTTTAAATGTAGTACCTATGAATACAATTTTACCTTTCATAGATGACCAGTCTTTATCTGCATAGTCTATTCTAGGTACACTATGTCTAAAATCAATCCATATATCGTCTTGTTTAGGTATAGGAAACTTAATGATCTTCATTATAACACTTGGTACGGATTTGTCAAGCGGTAATTTTCTAATAGTACCATCAACATCAATAGGTACTAGTACATTACCTACTGCAAGTGCTTTTCTTTCTATACTCTTTAAGTTTTTAACATCTTTTGTTTCAGTTAAAATAACAGGATACTTTGAGATCATTTTTATAAACATCTCATCGCCACCTAATCTATCTTTATAAGGAAAGACTACATTCAGAAAAACTACAGCAGCACCGTTCTTATATGCGTTGATGATAGTACGACCTAGTTGATCTCTCTTCCACGGCCATTGACCTTTTTTCTTTAATGCTTTATCTGATATGTCTAATAATACTAAACTTTTTGATTGATAGTTAGTACCAAACTTTTGATACAAGTCAAATGTTTTTAGTTGTAGGGTCTGTAAAGGTACAGGATTATATAACTTAATTGCTAATAATATAACCACACTTACCACTACTACCCAAGTGGAAGTTATCTTCTTCATAGGACTATTTAGTCTGTCTGTATTATAGTGATATTGCTTTGAGCAGCACTATTACCTACATCCATATGTTGTGCCTCATTATCTTGTAATATTTGTATGTCTGCTTCTTTTGATGTTTCAGTTTTTACATATGCTGTATGATTATCGTTTGTTCTATTTAAAATAGAGTAATTACCACTTGTAGTTAAGCCAGCGTCGTGGTCATTGTTTAATGTTGATACTCTTCCAGTAGAAGTCGCTGAAGATGAAGCACCTGTTAATGTATCTGCTGTTGTTAATGTTTGTGTAATATCTCCTGTTGAATAGTTTAATATTTCACCACTAGCAGTTACCTGTGATTCAGCACCCTCGTTATCAACCCATTCAGTACCACAAGATTGACCAGCAACACTCCAATAGTATCCGTACTTATAACATTGATCTTCGTCATAACTTGCTAATAGTATTTCTAATTCTGCGTCTATATCGTAATCATCTTCAAAAGCATATTCATCTTCCCAATTGGTTTCATCTGTTTCATTGTTGTAATCGTAACCTGTGTACCACCAGTCATAGGCAGCGTCATAGTAAGTATTGTAATCGTTGTAATCCCAATCATTTATATACTTGTCTTTTAAGTCTTTCATCTTCCAAGGTTTAGGTTGATTATCACATAGTTTATAATTTGGCCAAGTTCCACACCAACCAAATAGTTTACCAAATATTTCTTTAGATTTCTTATCCCAACTATCAGCAGTTACTTTTAAATACCAATCATCTTTGTAAAAATCATTTAGATAATCAACATACTCTTGGTTACACCAATAATCTTCGTAACCATTATACTCACAATAGTTTTGTACTGTCAATGTTGGAGGACCACCATTGTTTTTATATTCTGAATTATTATAGTAGTCATCATTCATCATAAAATCTTCCCAATCATATCCTTCAACAACTGATTCTGTTTCTTCTTTTGTGTCTTCAACTACATCAACCTCGTCAACTGTTGAGTTCCAAGAAGTTAAACCATATTTCTCTAGTGTATCGTTGTATGTTTCATTGTAAGCATCCCAATCTACATTATCCCAATCAATAGAGTCCCAATCAATCGTATCGTATGAACAACCTGACTCACAACCTATGGCGTCAAAGTATGCTTGATCCATTTCTGCATACATTTTCTTAGCGTCATCCCAATCCATTTTACTTTCACCATCGGCATCCCATACTGAAATTTGATTGTCTTCATCTATATAACCCCACTCTTTTAAATCTTCTTCATAACTATCATAGTAAGATGTATCT